GATGTGGGGCGGAACTCTCACGACGATGCGGGGCGGAACTCTCAGGGCGATGTGTGGCGGAACTCTCACGACGATGTGGGGCGACTACGACCCGAAAGTCATCTGGAAGTATGACGCGGACGTTCCGAAGGGGTGGAAGAAGGACAAGAGCGGACTCTTGGTTCCCGCGAATAAGAAGGTGAAGAAGTGAAAGGGATCACGATGAAGTACACCGCGTATTTGACGACTGTTCGGCTGGTCGGGATTGCCATGACCCTGGCGGGCGTGGTTCTGCTGACGGGCTGCGTGCCGGATGACACGGACTGGCCGGGGGCTCCGGAGGCGATGGGACATTCAGAGCAGGGAACCATCGTGGTCAAGGGCAAGTAGTCATGGCGCAAAAGAACTCTCGCAAGTACCGGTGTGCCGATTGCGGGTCATTCCAGATGGAACACCCGGTAGTCATGGCGCGACGTTGCAAGCCACGGTGCAAGGGATGCGGTTCTACGTTCCTTGATCCGTACTCCGAGGGTGCGGTGGACCAGTTCGTTACGACGGGCCACGCCAAGGCCGTGCTTGACCCGAAAGGTGATGGAAACCGACCACCGATGGATGGGCGCGAAAACGTGAAGATGCAGGACTGATTGAGAGACGGTGAGCCGACCGCATCGGCCAGAAACCACTGCACGGTAGCGGTCCAAGCTCGAAAGAGACTGGACCGCTTTAGGGGACGGGTTGGGATCACGCAGGGAGTAAGCAAGTGACGATTGAACGCATTCAGCAGCTGGCCAAGAACATCAATGGACTCGTGACCGATCCGCAGCCCGGATTGATGTCGTGGTGCGGTGCGCTTCACGAGAACGTGTCGGAGCTGTGTCGAGAGTGGGGTGGGCAGTCTGGATCTCAGAATCAGACAACAACATCCAAGCCGTCTCGCCAGATCGTCATCGGCGAACGTGGCTGGGTGTGGGTAGGAGATGTGTCGCGCGATGGGAGCGACTACGTGCTGACGAACGCCCAGAACATCCGGGCTTGGGGAACGAAGAACGGTCTGGGAGAACTCGCCACCAAGGGCAAGCAGAACGACACGAAACTTGACCCGTGCGGAACGATCCGCATTCCGGAACTGGCGGTCATTGGTCGCATCGACGTAGTGGCGGGGGTGAACCTGTGAGCAAACGGTGTGACAACATCCTGATTGGCTCCGGCTCCGGCTACGGCTCCGGCTCCGGCTCCGGCTACGGCTCCGGCTCCGGCTACGGCTCCGGCTCCGGCTACGGCGACGGCTCCGGCTACGGCGACGGCTCCGGCTCCGGCTACGGCGACGGCTCCGGCTCCGGCTACGGCGACGGCTCCGGCTACGGCTACGGCGGCGGCTACGGCTACGGCGACGGCTCCGGCTACGGCGACGGCGACGGCTCCGGCTACGGCTACGGCGGCGGCGGCTATATCGGCGGGGTTGTTATCAAGTAAATCATGCCCGTGGTTCCTAACGGAAGCATGGGCCTTTGAACGAACACCAGCGACCCCCGACACGGCCAGCGTGTGGCTGTCGGTGTGGGCCGCGCATCACGAGCAACGCATGGCACGAACCACCGAAACGCTCGAAGTCTACAAGCCCGAGCTTGACCGCATGGCCGAGCAGGTGCGTGAGTGGAAGCAAGCCGTTGTGCGTCACGAGGTACACCAGCGTCTGGTCCGAGTGGGCTGGCGCAGGGGTCTCATGGTTGGAGTCGCAGTCGGGTTCGGCGTGGGAGTCGCCGTCCCGTTCTTTGTCCCCATGCTTTTTCATTAAATGGAGGTCACATGGTCATGAAAGACCCACGCAAGATCCTTGAGGACCATATCTACGGCAAGTGTGCCGATGCGATGCTCAAGGAAGCCCAGACGGTGCAGGATGCGTTCCTCGGCCCGGACGCTGGCGATCCAGAGATGGCACGCGAGCTTGGCTGCAACGACCCCAACGGCATTGTCGATGTCACGGACCTGCACGCCACGACCATCCGTCTCCACAAGGTCACGGTGGAGTTTTCCGACCTTGACATCGACGTGGACTACACGACCACGGTTGACGAGTACAAGGGCCGGAAGGTGTGGGACGTGACGATCAAGTCGGCTGAGGTTTGCAAGGACTCGCACGACGTGATTCTGGATGCGGTGATGGACAAGCTCACGGACGCGCTGCGTGAGCGTATGAACGAGCAGGGCGGGCCAGAGGATTAACCGGGGTTCGTCAGGCAACAGCCTTAATCGGCTGGAAACTTGGGGAATACGACCCCCGCTTCGCCATCCGTGGTGGGTGGCGATGCAGAGGCCGTTAACGAAAGGAGCAAAATGGAAGATCAAACGGCAGTAGTTGACGATTCACTCAAGGCGCTCATCGACGCTGACATGGCGTCCGTGGATGCGCCGGGCACGAACAGCGAGGAGGTCGCCACCCTCCACAAGTACGTCCGCCTTTGCACGCGGCTGGACGAGGAGGCCGAGCGAGTCAAGGAACAGTGCGCGTTGATCCTCAAGGGGATCGAGTCTCGCCGGAAGGGTCTGGACTTCGTGTACGGACCCGTCGCGCGGCATGTCGCATCCGACTTGATCCAGCGTGCGGGCGGCAAGGCGAAGTCGGTGAAAACGCCTTACGGGACGGTTGGCTTCCGCGCCCAACCCGCGAAGCTGGACGTGACAGACGATGCGGCGCTCATGACGTACGCAAAGTCGCTCGGACTGACGAGCTGGGTGAAGGTCGCGGAGACTGTCGCCAAGGGCGAGGTTTCCGAGTATTTCAAGAACACGGGCGACATCCCACCCGGCTGCGAGGTCACGCCCGCACAGGACAGGTTCTACGTGAAAGGCCCCAAGGTTGAAGCGGGAACCGACTGACATTCCGACTGACGAGAGAGAGCGGAAGGACTGGGAACGGTCCATGAACAAGCCGGAGAAGTTAAGGAACACCGGCGAGGACGAACGAGCAGAAACCAGACAGGCAGAAAAGGAGTTCGACGATGGGCATTGATATTGATGCGGTGTATGCGGGCGACAACATGAACGCGGCGTACGTGAAGTCGCAGGGCGGCACGATGCTGCTCGAAATCACGGACGTTACCGTGAAGGAGTTCGGCGACGACGGTGAGGAGAAGGTCAAGAAGGCCGTGCTTCACTTCCGCAACGAAGAGAAGCAGCTCTCCCTGAACGTGACGAACAAGAACGTGCTCAAGGAAGCGTTTGGACCGAACACGGATAGCTGGCTTGGAAAGCTCATCAGCGTTCAGGTTGGCCGAACGACGTACAAGGGCAAGCCGATCGACTGCATTCAGGTGTTCATCCCAGCCCAGAGCAGCCCAGCACCGGCTGCGACGCAGGAACGGACGCTGGGCGAGGTTGGCTCGTCTCGGTTGGCTGCGGCACTGACCGACAAGGGGCTGGACATGCTGGACCTTCGCAACCACCTGATTGCGTCGAAGGTGGCGTTCTCGACGCTTCCTATGACGACTTCGATGTGGCCTGCGGCGCTGATGCCGCACATCAAGGCGTGGTTGGACAACCCCAAAGCGAAGGTTGAGCCCGAGTCTGACATCCCGTGGTAAGTCGCTCCACCCCTGGCCTGCCAAGGTTGCGGGCCGGGGGTTTTTCACAGAGACAGGTCGGTTCTGAGGAGACGTTCATGAGCATTGTTGAGGCGAGGTTGCACTTGCTGAGCCTGCCCGAGTGGAGCTTCAAGGAGTGGACCTTGGCGCTGGTGAAGCAGTTCAACGCTGCTGCGTATCGGTTGGCGAAAGAACAAGGGAGTTCAAAGTGAATCCGAAGTCAAAGAAGACTGAACAGGCAGAACCGCAGAAGGCACCGGCCACGACGTTTACCGGGTGCTCGTTCGTATCGACGGAACAGGGCCGTTCCGACCTTCCGAAGCTGATCGAAGTGCATGAGAAGTTCTTGCAGGTGGTGTCGGAGATGGTCCGTGAACCGCGTGTGGCGTCACTGGTCATCAAGCCGGGCGGGGAGGTCAATATCGGGAACTGCGTGCATGTCAGGGGGCAGTCGCAGGAGAGTTAGAACTACCGGGGTGTCCCGGTCCCCTCTGACACTGACGACGAACGAGGTTCTTCTCTTCCGAATCGGTGTATCGCACAGAGGGGTGTACGGCGTGTAGCTCAGTGCAGGATTCAACCCACGACAAGCCAGTCGGATGCGTCCTAGGCAACGCCAACGAACGGCCCGTGCATACAGAGAAGTTGATCCTTGGTAGAGCGTCCGGCATAGGTCCGGAAGGTCGCTGGTTCGATCCAAGCCACGCCGATTGAAAGGAGACCGTCATGGACGACATCAACGCACCGTTCCCGGCGAACGCGCCCGAGACGAGCGCTCAAGCCGCCGGAGCGATCGAGAAGGACTCCACCCGCCTGCGCCGCCTTGTGATGGGCCACATCATGGCGTGCGGTGAGGCTGGGGCGACGGACGAGGAGATTCAGATGGCCCTGGCATTGTCCGGGAACACGGAGCGTCCGCGTCGGTGGGAGCTGGAGAAGCTGGAGCAGATCCGCGACTCTGGAAAGCGTCGGAAGACGGCGAGCGGTCGTAATGCGGTGGTCTGGGTGGCGAGAAATGATGCCCACCCGTGACTCGAAGAAAATCTTCAGAAAATCACTTTGTGTCTTTGCGGATACCAACACAGGTCGTTACATTGCACAAACTTCATCCACATTATCTTTTCTCACGAATGGGACGCACCCGAGCGCACGCTATCTCGGTCGGAATCGGCGCGTTCATGTGGATTTGACGCTCTTCGCAAAGGATGCGACTTGGCTGGCGATTGGATTGCTATGAGGAAGGAACTCCGACAGCACGAGCGAGTGGTGTTGATATCCACTCTGGTCGGCATCGACCTTGATACCACGGTCGGGAAGCTCCACCGATTTTGGTGCTGGGCCGACAGTCGAACCGCTAACGGTCGCATCAAGGGCGTAACGCGCGATGTCATCGACGCCATCATCGAGTGCAAAGGGTTTTGTGATGCGTATGTGTCGACTGGATGGGCATTTTTCGAGAGCGACGGAACTTTGGTGCTGAACAAGTGGCAGAGTAGGAATCATAAGTCTGCACGCCAGCGTGAGTTAAACGCGGAACGCCAGCGTCGTCACAGAGAGAAGACAAAGCGTGACAGTAACGCGTTACGTGCGCGACAGAATAACGAAAATAACGGTCTAACAGAACAGAACAGAACAGAAAAGTTATTCAAAGAAGAAGAAAGCCCGCGCGAAGCGAAGAAGAAAATCGACTGGTCGGAGACTGGTGGGTGGACGGGCATCCAGCAGCATCACCGAGAAACGTGGTCCAAGGCGTACCCGGCGTGCAACGTGGACCTCGCTCTTGCCCAGATGCACACCTGGCTTGTGGCGAACCCGGCGAACAAGAAGTCGAACTACGGACGGTTCATCGTGAACTGGCTCAAGCGAACGCAGGATCAGGGCGGGAACAACGGACACCAGGGGAAAATCGCTAAGCCCGAGTACAAGACCAACCCGGTCGGGACGGTGATGAAATGGTGACGATCAACCGCCCCATGCCGAACAGCCCGGAATCCGAGATGGCCCTTCTCGGCGCGATGATCCTCGACCCCAAGGTCATTGCGGACGTGTCGTGCGTCGTCACGGCTGGCGATTTCTACGACGAACACCATGCCTCGATTTTCGCGTCGATGGTGTACATCGAACGTGAATCTGGGGGGCTTGATCTTGTCCTGCTCCTGAACGACCTCCGCGCCGGGAGCAAGATCGAGAGCATCGGCGGGGTGGCGTACCTCGAAAAGCTGGCGGCTGAGACGCCCGGACCTACCGGGGCCATGCACTGGGCGCGGTCGATCCGTCAGTTTGCCCTTCAGCGCCGGATCATCGAGGTGGCGTCGGAAGTCAGCCATTCTGCGTACAACGCCCGGACGCTGGACGACGCCCGCGAACTCGCTGGAATCGCATTAGATCGATTCTGCGGGGCGACGAAGGACATCGATACCGGGAGGGCCCTCGACGTTGCGGACGCCGCACGATCAATCCTCGCCGACCTGCAAGCCCAACGGCGGTATCTGGTCTCGTCCGGGTTCCCGTGGTTCGACAGTTTGAGCGGTGGCATCCCCGAGAAGGGCGTCATGACGGTCATCGGCCACCCGTCACACGGGAAGACGACTTGGGCGCTCACGCTCATGGCACATCTGGCCTCCATGCACGGTGGCGGTGGGGTGGTTCACTCGGTTGAACAGGGTCCGGAACGGGTGGCTGGAACGCTGCTGTCCGTCCACACCGGGTTGCCGGTCCATTCGTGGATGAATGCCGGTCACGTCCCCAGCACCATCGAACAGCACGCGATCGGGCAGGGGATCGAACATCTCCGGTCGATGAAGCTGACGGTGGAACCGGATTCGATGGATGCCAGCGAGATTTACCGGCGCGCCACCCGGTCGGTAACGAAGGGCGTTCGGCGGATCATGGTGGATTACATACAAGACCTCAAGCCGATGCCGGGCATCGAGAACGGCGCGGAGGCGATGGCCGAGTCGATGCGGTGGCTGGCCCGGATCGGCACCGAGCTTGGGATGCTCTGCATCGTCATCTCGCAGGTGGACAAGGCGGCGCGGTCGATGGACCGGGCACCCCGTCTGAATGACTCGCGTGGATCGGCTGCGATCGCTGACCGGACGGACATTGGCGTCAGCGTGTACCGCCCGCACTTCAATGCTAGACCCGAAGACCAGTTCGACGTTATCAGCATTGAGAAGAAGCGGGCGTTGACGGAGTTCACAGTCTGCAAGAACAAGTACGGTTCGCTGGGAACGGCCACCGTCCGCTTTGAAGGTAGTTCGATGAGGTTTGTTGAGGAAGGTGTTTAGGGAGCAACCAATGAAAACGGACTGCATCATCACGCCCAGGATGGTGTCGGATCGTGAGGAAGCGATCCGCAGAGCGTTCACGATTCACGGTCTGTGGGGACACGAGAAGATGACCGACTTCTACTCCAAAGTCCGTTACAAGCGGATCGTGTGGGCACGCGAGGATGTGGCCGGGCATCTCCGGAGCAAGGGGTACAGCTATCCCGAGATTGGCGCGATGCTCAACAGGCCGCATACCACAGCACTTTATTTGGTGAGGAGGTTCAATGCTCACGCTTGCCACTGAAGATGCGACGAAAGACAGCCTGAAGACGCTTGCGATGCCGCTGCGTCGGGCGCTGATGCAGTATTACCGGTTCCCGCTGGCGGGCTTCACGGACAGGCACCTTGCCCTGATGCAGAACTGCACGGAGGCTGAAGCCACGGACATGCGTGAATCGCTGCAACGGCGCGGGATGGTGCATCACCACGGCGAGATGTTCGGCAGGCCAGCGTACGCGATCAGTGTGGCATCCCTGAAGGTCATGCACTCGCTTGACCCGAACAGGAAGTCGAAGAACCCGGTGAGCAGGAACGTGCATTTTCCGAGGAGTGGAACGTGAGCGAACAACACAAGGAAATCGTCTCCCTGAACATCCTCAAAGCCGAACGGGATGGGCTGACCAAAGTCTACTTCCCGAACGGTACCACGTTTGAGATGTTCCGAGACCAATGCTTCGACTGTCGCCACCACATCGACGACATGGATAACCCGAAACCAGCGACGCTCACACCGCCGCCGCCCTGCGGTTCGCGGCGCATGAGATGACGAGAGGGAACAGCGCCATCGCAGCCAACGGACGATGGGAGATGGACAGCATCAACCTCCGCGCCGAACTTGAGCGGGCGGTGGGGGAGGTGGGAGAGTGAAGATCACAGACATACTCGCACTTCTCAGTCGGTACGAGGAACGAATGGTTGCGATCGGCGTACACGACAACATGCGGTGCCACGGTCTGCATCTTCATCTTTTTCCAGATGCGTCTGGTGTGGTCTTCGCCGAATACTACGACGTAAAAACTACGGATAATGACTACAAGCGATTGAAGAGAACTGTTATGACGATGAAAGACACAGAGATGTTCGGGTTCGACTCGCTGGAAGAACTTCATGGCGAGTTGGTGGCAAGGACTATGACTGTTGGAGGTAGCGGAAGATGAGCGGACGCAAGAAGTACACCAAAACCGATTGCGGAAAGACTATCGAGTGCAAGTTCTGCCGACGCGCCGTCTGGTGGGACAAGATCGCGGGAGCCGCGTTCGAGTTGATCGGAGACGAACTCCACATTGACCACTGCCCCAGACGCAAGGCCCACATGTCGAATCAGGCGAGTATGACAGCGCAGAACAAGCGAAACACGAGGTAGCCACCCCATGACCCACCCCGACCCCAACGTGCTCGAAGTACGCACGTCGATTCTTCGGGATCGGCTTACCGCAGATCGGCGCGACATGGACAACCGCCGACGCGAGTACATCCGGTCGTACCGGATATGGCTAGAAGCTGATCGACGCCGAATCGACGAACTCGCGCAGGCGATGATCGACATTGGGCTCTATGCCCACACGACGGGGTTGAAGCAGGCTCGCTTTGGGATTGGTTCGTGCATGTGCCGAGACGATGAACCGGTTCCGGGTACTTGGAGGTGGCATCGGTGGTTAGACAAGACGGGGTGGTTTCCATATCTCAGAGCGGGTCGCCACGCGGCGAACCTGAAGATGGCGGAGGCATGAACATGAACGAGCAGATGCTGGAAGTACGCCCATGCGGTCTGTGCAGCAACTACGTGGCGAGCTACGACGGAATCGAGACGGAGCGAGCGTGCCCCATCGAAGCGGCTGCGGCCATCTTGGAGATTGCGGCGAAAGGAGCTGCGGATGAATGCGAGTGAGATTTACGAGCTGGTGAAGGACGTGGATCGGAAGTGGTGGCCGAAGGACATCGTTGGGTATGTCCCCGAATGCTATTTCATGCTGAAGGGGTCCACCACCAAGGTGGATCGAGCGCACGCCGAAGACGTGTACTTGTCCGACGAAACCGCCGAACTGCTGTTCGAGGCGAGCTTTACCCGAACGCTGATTGGCGAGGGGTTCCACACATTTGACTGGTCCAGCGACGTTGACTCCGAAACGGTCACATTGACGCTGTATCACGATGAGTTCGTGGTCCCAGACAGAGGCGGATGTCTCGCCGCGCTCGCCGCTGCGGTGAAGTCGATTGCGGCGAACGCCAGCAAGGAGTGTGGAGCGTGAGGATCATCCTGTCCCTGCCACCGGCGCAGCTCAGCCCCAACGCGAGGTGTCACTGGCGAGTGAAGGCCAAGCACACGAAGGCGTACCGCGTGGCGGCAATGATCGCGGCGCTCAACGCCCCAGAAACACGGCATCGGTGGAACGAGGCCCAGGTTGAGGCGAGGTTCTACTTCAAGCAGAACCGGCGCAGGGACCGCGACAACTGCCTGTCGAGCCTCAAGAGCGCTTTCGATGGCTTGAAGGACGCGGGCGTGATCGCGGATGACAGCGGGTTGATCCACCTTCCGGTGGTGATCGGTGTGGACAAGGAGAACCCGAGGGTGGAACTTTGGATCGAACCGACGAAAGGAGCGGCGTGATGGGACTCTTCGGAGCAATCGTGAGAACTGCGGTCAACGTGGCGTGTCTGCCCGTGGACGTGGTGAAGGACGTGGCAACGCTGGGCGGTCAGCTTACGGACGACGAGAGCGCCGTGGTTCGGCGTGCGCGGCGTCTGAAGACTGAATCGGATTCTGAGTACAACGACTTGGTTGACCGCATCGTCAACCCGGAGGACCACCGATGAAGAATCGTGCGAATGCTACGACCCGTGCGAAGAAGGCGGAACCGAAGAAGGACGTTGCCCAGCGGATTGTGGACAGGATGTTCACGGACGGGATGAACCGGCGTGCATCATCATTGCAACTACGCGACGGAACCTCAGTGCACGTCGACTACATGGGAGGTTGGTGCGAAGCCGCCGTACTCGACCTGATCCGCGACGAGCTTGCGAAGGAGACCAAGTAATGCCAACCCGTGCGAAGAAGATGAGCGTGGGGGAGAGGTTTGTGCTGAAGAGGTTACGGATTCTCAATCCATCGCTGAGCCTTGCGATGTTCCAGACTGACGCCGTGTTCTGCGGTGAGCGAATCGAGGCCAGCGACATCGACGCCGCGATCCGGATCGCGGTGCGTGAGGCGTGGGAGCGTGGGTATTGTGCCGGGATTCACAAGTACCGTGGAAACGCGGTGCTTGAACAACAGGACCGATCCCGCATCGAGCAGAAGTACGGCGTGCGGCTTGGAGGTTCACGATGAGCACCGACATTGCGAAGTTGAGGGCAGACGCGGCAAACGGACGGATCATCGTCGGCAGGCTGTGTTCAGAACTGCGCGTTCCGAAGATGAGCATCCCGGTTGAGGAAGACGACGAGGACCAGATTCTGTGTCGCGTGTGCGAACAGGTCCCCGCGCTCCTCGCGGAGGTCGAGCAGTTGAGGGCGGAGGTAGCGGTCCATCGGAAGATGCGCGGTGAGATTCGAGATTGGTGGTCCTTCGACAATCAGCAGTGGCACACACACAACTGGCATTCTCGGGAAGACTTCATTGAGAAGTGGAATCGTTTGCTTGAACAGGCAGGAGCCAAATCATGAGCGAGCAGGTCAAGAGGTACGACGTGACGAGTGACATGAAAATCCTGCGTACGGATGGCCGATGGGTGGAGTTTTCCGACCACGCCACGGCGCTCGCGGCGAAGGACACGGAGATTGAACGTCAATGCCACCGCCTTCCCAACTTCTTCCGAGAGGTGTTCAGGGTGGAGTTTCCGGGCGATGCGGACGCAAGAAAATATGCCGTGGATGCGCTCGCGGTTCTGGACAAGGACATCGCGGGCCTGGAATACGCGGTGACGCTGCAATCCGACGCGATCAAGGCGAAGGACGCCCGCATCGCGGAGCTTGAGGCCCACGTCAAACTCTCCATCACCGTGAAGAATAATCTTGCGGATCAGGTGAAGGTTGCGGATGCGAGGGTTGCGGAGCTTGAACGCAAAGCCAAGGCGGCTAGACGTGAAAACCTGGACTTGATCGATGTGATTAGAAACGCCTACTGCACAGTGACTTTCGAGATCAATCCGGAAAACTACAGCCACGATGAAGTGTGCCAGCTTAATCAGGAGTGCGCGCAGTCCATGCTGATCCTTCGAGATGTGTTCTCTCGCCCGGATGGCGGGAAGGCGGAGATGAAGGTGTGCGGGACTTGCGACGACACGAAGGTCATTAAGGGTGGAGGGATCAACGGCGCAGACTTGGCGTGTCCTCGATGTACTGGGTGCCGTTGTCCTGACTGCTGCAAGCCCACGAGCGGGGAGGGTGCGTGATGAAGAAGCTGACGATCGAAACCGTCGTTCGCCGCAGGCGTGCCGCCGATCTTGAACTTGAGAACGTCACGGTTTATCACGACCGGGAGATGCGTGACTTGCGAGAGCGATGCCCCCACGACTGGAAGTACGAAGGCGATCCGTCTGGGAACAACGACTCGGGATACGTGTGCCGTGCGTGCGGCAAGGAAACGAGGAAACTCCCATGACCCACCTACGCCGCGTGTGGTGCTTCATCGTGGGGCATCGGTGGACAGTGATTCCGTTCGACGCCCCGCCACAGTTCATCAACTGCGAATGGATCCACGGCCCCTGCACCCGCTGCGGGAGGAGGTTGAGATGAGCGAGCTTGCGAAGATCGACATCGAGTTTCACGGGCCAGCCGCAACGCACAACTATCCGTGCCCAGTGTGCTTGCGGCGTCATGCCGTGTACTACTACACGAGCAGGTACGGGGGCGGGTTCAAGCCGTGTGCGGAATGCGAGAGCGGGGGATGGATCGTCGGAAAGGATCGTGCCATGAGCATGTTTTGGATCGGATTCTTCGTGGGGCTTGGGGTGATGTTGGTGCTCGCTCTGGTGACACTGGTGCTGGTGTACGTGTATGTGAACGAGAACGCGAGCGGTCCGAGGTTCTAACCCCGACCGGAAAGGAAGCGGACGATGAGCAAGATTCAGAAGTTCAGGAAGAAACCCGTCGTGATCGAAGCCCAACAGTGGTGGCCTCCGGGCGACCAGCGACACGACCCGTCGATGCTGGTGTACCGCAAGGGCGCATCAGCGAACCCGCCCGATCTGCGGCAGGTTGGCGACCTCTACCAGTTCAGCCGCGTGCGGGGCATGGGCGACGACATCTTCATGATCCGGACGCCTGGAGGCTCGCTCAAGGTATTCCCCGGAGACTGGATCATCACCGACGAGAAAGGCGAGAAGTACCCATGCGATCCCGACACGTTCGAGGCCGCGTACGAGAGGATCGAGTCATGAGCGACAAGTATGACGAAATGGCGATCGAGATTATGTGTACGCACGGGCCTTCGGATGAATACCGATGCTCGCCCGACGATCTGACGATCCGCGACAAGCGAACCGCACGGAGAATCGCCGCCGCCCTCCGCGAGCAGGACCAGCCCACATCATCCCCCGACGCGCGAGACGTGGAGGTGGCGAAGAAGATCGTGGACTGCTACATCGATGGGAACCTCTACGGCGAGGTCGTCGACGGCTTGGTATCTGACTTCGCCCACGCCCTCTCCGCCGCGAGACGGGAGGGGTCGTTACCAGCGTGCTACAAGTGCGGGCAGACCGTCGAGGAGGAACGACGCGGCGTTTCGTGTGAAGCCTGCGCCCAACGCATGGGCGTCGCCGTGCTGGGGAAGCTGGAAGAAAACCGCAAGGGCATCGAGGAAGCCATCCGCGCCGACGAGCGGGCCAAGGTCATGCGTGAACTGTGGACCACGACGGTTGACAGCCAAGCCGCGGAAGCCGCGAAGGGGAATCCATGAGCGTACAGCACGACAACGACGGCGACATCGCAGCCGTGAATGACGGGATGTTGCGATTCAGCGCGGAACGCATCCGCGATCTTGAACGCGACCGCGACGCCCTGCGGAAGAGCCTCAAGCTGGCGACCGAGTTTATCGAGAGGATCGCCAACACGCGCGGAGTGGGGCTGTACGAAGCGGCGAATGTGCTGACGGATACCAAGGTGCTTGCCCGCACCACGTTGGACCAACTGAAGGAGCCCACAGGTGAGTGAACCAATCCAAGTGTTCGTTGATTCCACTGGTGAACCAGGAGAAAATGGCGAGCGGTCCAAGGACGGAACGTGCCCGAAGTGCGGTGCGAAATCCGTAGGCGGATTCGGATTCGCCTACGGCGGATATGGACCGTACGAGTTCTGTGATACCGAAGGCTGCGGCTGGTTCTGGAAGATCGTGCTCCCACCGGACGCTGAATAAGGAGCCCGCATGAAGACCTACACGCCAGAACAACTGTGGGCGATTGACGCGAAGGTGGCGCAGCACGTCACCAAAGTGAAGCCGTGGACCATGTGGTACGCGGCGCACGAAGACGAACCAGATGGGGCGCTCGTGTACATGGAACGCCGATTCGACGCGACGTTTCCCACGAAGCTCTCGGTCGAGCGGTGGATTAAGGAACACCCCGTCGCTGGCGGCAAGAACGTTGTGCTGATGTCTCTGGACATTTACCCAGAATACACCACATCGTTCGGCGCGATGGGGGAGGTGTTGGAGAAGATGCTCCACGAAGCCAACTTCGGCGAATACGGTGGCATGATCGACGTTTCGATCAGGTTCAACCCCTATGACCAAGTGTGGCAGGTTGAGTTCGATTGGAGCAGCCACGTTCCTGTGCGTGCGGATCACGCATCGTTGCCCATCGCCGTCGCCCTCGCCTCACTCAAAGCGAAAGGAGTGGAAGTTTGAAGCAGTCAACCAAGGAAGCGATCGGAACAATCGGGGTATTCCTGTGCGGTATTGCCTTCGGTACCTCGATTGGCGTGGTCCTCGTTCTGGCTACCAACAACACTCCACCTGCCCAACCCACCCGCATCCTGCTCACCCCGCCCGACAAGGCGTGGGTGTGGACGATGGACGGCCTCTGCGAAATCACCCCGCGCCAGGCCGACGACCTCGCCAAGCTGCTGCATGTCGCCATCGAGGTGAGGGAGGGGCCATGAGAGTGCTCGTGTGCGGGGGACGCGACTACAAGGACGACCATAAAGTCTTCTTCGTTCTTGGGGAAGTTGATGCAGAACTCGGAATCGACGTTCTGATTGAGGGAGGCGCAACGGGCGCAGACGCGAGGGCTGCTGAGTGGGCACGGACAATGAAGGTTGACACGCTCACATATCCGGCAGACTGGGCAAATAACGGTCGGTCTGCTGGCCCCCTCCGAAACCAGCGGATGATCGACGAAGGCAAGCCAGACCTCGTGGTAGCGTTCCCCGGTGGCAAAGGGACCGCCGACATGGTGAGGCGTGCAGAGAAGGCGGGAATACCCGTCAGGAGGATTGAGCCATGAAGCCCGTGCAGGACTGCACTGTGGACGAGCTGCGGGATGAGCTGGCTTACTGCCTTGGGTGGAAGAAAAAGATCAGAGGATCCTTTCGGGTTCGAGAGGATGGGCACGCGGACCAAGTGACAGAGGACGCTCCAGCTTGGTATAACGATGCTGTTCTGTGCTCGCCTGACCACCCCATCCCCGCTCACAGCCTCGACGCGATCGCTGACAAGCTGCCGGTGGGGTGTCACTGGGACTACATCAGGGAGCGGAACGTACCTGTCGCGCCGTTCTATGCTGGAACATCCAACTGGGGCTCAGAGAGGCGCACCAACGAAGAAGGCCCCACCGAATGGGAAGCCCGCCTCCGCGCGTGCGTCGCTGCCTGGCGGTGTGAGAAAGGAATCCAATGACCACCAACCTCCCATTCTTGGCCATCCACATCTGGCCGGTTTGCCCGGAGTTGCAACCAGATGGGCTGAACATCGTCAGCAACGAGAACTTGCCATGTCGATGGCATCTCCCCCATGTGTTTATCGAAGACGCTGTTGCCGCCGCGCTCATCAGGGATCGGGCGGTGTGGTGGCTGGCGGATCGTTACAACAAACGAGGCGTTGCAATCGTTCAAAACGAATCCATGACAGCCGTGTGCATGCTTCCGGACACAGGAATCGACTCACGATCGCTGCACGAAGACCCCACCGAAGCCCTCCGCCTCGCTGTGTGCAAGGTGCTGGGGATCGACCCCGTGACGGGAGGGAAGGTATGAAAGCCAGAATCCACGATTGCCCAATGGAGTGGAACCGCGACTACGAGCCAGCTTGCCCAAAGGAACTGCGTTTGTGGAACACGGACGCAACGGCATACCTCAAGGTTCCAGCAGAGTACGAGGCGGACGTGAAATCGTTCCTGCGATTCAGCGATCGGTGGTGTCGTGCCATTATTCCGATGGAGCACGACCCGCGAGGGTGGATGTCCAAGTCTGTTGGGCCACCCAAGTTGTTGATCGTGAACTATCAGGCAAGGACTAGACCATGAAACCGTTCAGGTGGTGGATGTATCTGGTCGCACCGATCACGCCGTTGCTGTTCATGCTGCTCGCCATCGCCGCATTGCTCATGGCCATCGCTGCGGTGTTTGTCCGCATGACCGGCAAGCTGTTCAGCGCCCAAACTCCCCAGTGGACAAAGGATATTTTCTCATGATTGACCCAAACAAGCGATACCGCGACAAGTTCAAGCAGCACGCGGGAGTATCGTGGGGTGGACCTGTTGAGATGCCCGAAGTTGTGCTCAATGGAAGCGGGTCGCCGATCCGCAAGGGTCAGACCTACTGGACGTACAAGGGTGGTGAACATTTTTCCAAAGAGTTTGGGCCGGTGATTGAGGTTTCCGTTCCAAACGAAAACCAGTGCTTCGTGTTCACTGGTAGTCAGTATTGCGAGCGGGTGATGGTGAGGGTTCTGCACGAGTGTTTCAGATATACATGCGGGGATGGACATGTTGAAGGCGGAGAAGATGCCCACGATGCCTGTTTCCTGTTCGACACCAAAGAAGAGGCAGAACGCAGTATGAAGAAAAGGAAGGAAGAAGTACGATGACCACCCCCGACATCTGCGTCCAACTCGGCAACCAGTCCATGCAAAGCGGGTGGATGCTCTCACGCGACACGGGCTGGCGGCGCATCATCGACACCATCCCACGGTCAGCGTTCAGGCGGATCATCGTCATGGACCCGCTGCCGCGTGCTCCCGTCCCCCAGCAACACCGCTTAGAGTACGCCCTCAACATCTTCCGGCGTGACGACTACGACGCCTACCGCGCTGACTTCGCAGAACAGATGGAAGCGGCCAAGCAGAAGACGGGCGAGTTCCCAGATGTGTACGTGGGTGGATTCCACACCCAGCGGTACTGGGCCAAGCAGCTCGCCAACGGGACCATCGCCAACACGATCGACCAGATCCTGAAGCTGTTCAGGAAGTCAGACGACCCGCACTCCGAACTGCTCGCCCGCACCATCGCCTTCGACGGTGAGGCGATGGCGTGGAATGGCAACTGGCGCGAGGCGTGCTGCAATGTCGTGCTTGCCCGTGGATACCCGATGGGGTGCAATGCTGCGGCTGGACAGACCGCCCTGTTCGCCAGCATCGACGGCCCCCAATACGTGGAAGACTGGATCGAGCTTGCAGACGAAGAACGGTTCTACAACGACTTCGGGTGCTGGAACCGGAACATCGTGATGCTCGCTCTCACCGAACACCTGACCCGTGACGACATCGAACGGTGGGTGGAACGCAGCTACGGAATCGCCGAGATGGTCGGGTCGTTTGCTAACGATGGGTCGCTGCCTGCAAGGTGGGCGAGGGTGCAGGCGGATTCAGTGACGGCATAAAAAAACCAGCCCGAAGGCTGGTCGTTCTTCTCCCTGAATGTCGATGCGTCTCTACCACCTACCAGCGGGGCATTTCTGTTCCTCGCGCGTCGTCTTTCCAGCGGGGTTGAACAGGACTGGTTCACCCCGGATCGTGATGGGGATTCTGGGTAGTTCGTCTCCGGAGTTCTCGGCCAGTACGAGACACCCACAAGTGACGTGGCCTGTTTCTCCGGGCTGACCACACCACCCCGTCAGCGGGCGTCGGTCGCCAAACAGGATCTTCGCGCCAGACCCGCACGGTTCCGGAACGTCGTCAATGTCCCAGACCTGCATGTGTTCACATGCCGCGCATTCACCCGCCGCGTAGCACGCCGAACCCGTCGAACGGGGCGTACCAGTGGCATAGGCGAGCGCCCCTTTCAGGCACGTCCACCAGCTCATTTGATCTGTTTCCCAAGTCCCTTGTTGCAGCCGCCACAACCCGACACGGTGGCCGGGAACGTCTGGACAGGCTGAAGGCCGTTCACGATGTTCCCGCCGCAGCGGTCAACACACGAATCGCCCACTGATCCGTTGGGCCGAACAATCGCGGCCTCGAACGTAAACGTGGTGTCGATCGTCGAACCGAAGTCGTTCACGTAGTGGTAGCGGGCACGCTGAAGCATGTGCGTGCATTCCCACGTCGCATCCCAGATATCGACCGACAGAGTTTCGCCGGTCTCCGGACTGAAGTACCCTTGGCACGACTCGCCCCACTCTCGCCCCTCAGATCCGGTGATGGTCTGGAAAGGGAGGAACGGGGGGCCGATCAGTTCGCGGGGTGCCCTGAGTCTCCACTGACCACATACCTCGCATCCGATGTTGACGCGAATCCCCTGGACGACAACCGGCGTGCCACCATTGACGGTCTGGACCGATTCGACGATGAACGACTCGCAGCCGTTCAAATCGACTTGGCGGGAGTCCGGGACAATGTGAACGTCGGTGATGGTCTCTCCGAACCCGCCCCGCACGACTTGGTGGCAAGTCCAATCGCCAACTCTGAGGCGACCGCGTGAATGCCTGTTTCCTTGGCCGTCAGGCGTCGTAACGGAGCAGCAGCAGGTTCGCCCTGCCGCAGCCCCATAGCACGGGTCGCTCGCTGGCGGGTCGTTAATCGTCAGCGGGACGTTGGCACACAGGTCGGTCTCGCACTCGCAGCACGTCCGGCTTACGACGTTGCCAAGGTCCTGAATGCGAACGGTTCGAGCGCCGGGCGGGATCTGGCTGTAGTGGATGCCACCGACAGCCGGGTCAATCCGGTAGCAACCCCGAATCTCGCATCGGGTGACGCCGCAGACGTAGAGTTCGGTACCCTCTGGGGAACACGGGACGGCCCTGTACCAGAGGTCCCCTTGGGGGCACGGTGATTGGCTGCACGATCCGACGCACTGGACAGGGGCGACGGACGTGATGATGTCAGCGCCGGGCGGTGGTTCGGGCTGGGTTCCGGGCTGGACCGTGAAACAGTGGTCGTCGATGAAGACGACCGTTCCAGGCGTGAGGTTTTCTCCGTTTGTGCATTTAACGGACGAACAGATCCAGACGTGCCGTTGAGATGGCGGCGTGCATGGATCGGACCCGCCAGAGTCGCACTGGACGAGTTCGCGCCACGACGGACACGAACCACAACAGGTTGTGGCGCATGAATCGTCGGCAACAAACCCGTCTTGTGTGACGAGGAAGAAGCCTTGGCTGTCTACAAGGTCGAAACCAGCCACTTACGCCCCAATGTCGCCCGCGCCGTAGGTGCCCGTCGAGATGGCAGCACCGAGGCCGTACTTGGTTCGCGTGCCGAGGGTGGGCGTCATGATGCCGGACGCCTGAACCTCGATAGCGCCCGCGTAGCTGGCGATGTTGCCAGCGGACAGACCGGACCGCATGAGACGGTCGTACTTCCACTTCCCCGCCCGATGGGTGATCGCGCCAAGGCTTCCGTCGATCCACTCAAACTCGCCGCCGTTGATTTCAACGGTCCCGCCCGTGATCCCCTTGGCTTGGAACATGACCTTGCCGGAACCAGCCACCTTCAGCGCCGTGAAGTCGCGCTGAATCGTGAGGTAGCCGGTTGCCGCGTCCAAGAGGGTTGGGGTGTTCGATGCGTGGTATTCGAGGATGACCGTTCCTCCCAAGAGGTACAGACTGACGGGGTTCGCAGCACCCTTGAAGATCATCGTCCCGCCACAGGCGTAGACAGTGGTGTAGACGCCAGCGGAGAACACGCCCACCGTGCGCCCGTTCGTCGGGGCAAACGTGAGTTGGTTCACGACGCCGGATGAGGACGTACACGAGTGGTAGAACTTGTTCCCCCCACCGTGATAGTCCATGATGCCCGTACCGGTCTGATCGACGTTGCAAACGAGGGAGGTTCCATCCGTGCCAACGTCGCCGATGTACCCCTGCCCGAAGTAGAGCGAGGTGTAATCGTGCGCGGTGGTGAGGTTTGATGTCAGATTGTCGCCACCCTCTTCGACCCGAACGTCATTGCCCGTGGCGATGTTGGCGGTCCAATAGCTGTTGTTCGTCCAATCAGACGAACCAGCGATGCGGCTGCTGGTAGTCATGGTCTATTCCGTTGTAGATGTGGTTATGGGAGCGAAGTGCCGAGGTCGGTCACGCCGAGGACGCCCGCTGTGACCTTGATGCGGTACCAGTGCCCGTTGGACGTGTCTTTAATGACCGGACCGGCGGTGTTGTCGGTCCACACGGCGTCGAGGTCTGGGTAGTGCTTGACGTTGCTGGTGGTCTTCTGGGCCGCGTCATCAACGATGAACAGCGTTCCGTTGGCCGCGAGGTTGTAGTCGCCGATGACACACTGTCCGTTGGGAGAACTGAGACCCGCCGACCCCACCCCAGCGTCAAGCAATATCGCAGGGAAGCTCGTTCCGTCTGTGACGTAGACCTGAAACGTGTTGTTCGTGTTATCCACGATGAACCGGTCAACGCAGACCGTGAATGTCTGGGTGGACTCGTTCCACGTCATGCCCGTACTGCCAGCGAATGCCCCCGCGTTGTTGTACTGGATCTGCGTGTCAGACCCACCGGGAGAACCGCCACCAGCGGGTGTCGCCCACTGAAGGTCGTCGCGCAGGAACTTGGAACCCGTGGGCGTGCCACCCACAGCCGGGTATGGCCTCACTCGGACACCTCCCACCCGACGATCGCGTACACGGACTTCGCGCCAGCAGATTCGACGGTGGTGGTCTCCACCACGAGGTAGTCAGCGCCGGAGCAGATGACCTGCGTTGATGCGTTCTTTGTCATGGTGACGGGGGTTGAGAAGTCTGTGGGCATGACCCCGCGTGAAGCCCTCTTCACGGTAAGGACCGCCGTGGACCACCCGCCAGTGTCGATAGCGGTGATGACGCCTACGTTTTTACCCTTACAGGGTATGAAAACGCGGTCCCTGAGCTTGTTCAGGTCGATCTGGGCTGTATTCTGAGGCATCGGGAGGCTTTATGAATCTTCGTTTGAAGTTGGCTGCGTTCGTGGCTTGTGGCGTTGTCGGGACAGGAGCCGTGCTTTTCAAACCAAGCTCTCTGGACAAGCACGTACAGTCTTCCGCTTTCCCGCAGCTCTCGATAAGAGCAATCCGGAATCCTTCATCTGACCATGCGTCTTATGCGTCAGCCGTTCAGAGGGTCACTCAGAGATTTGAGAAGTCCCTGAGCGAAGTTCCTGGATACGCATGGAGAAGAGGAAACTGGAACGATGTTCACGACGCTGTTGCCGAGTACGGCCTTGAGTGCGAAATGTCTTCTACGCCATTCGATGAATACGGCGCGATCAGAGCCATGTACGACATGACCGACCTTGACTGGATTCAGGCTAGGGTTGTCCAGTCGTTTACTTCGATGGGTGGAGTGGGTCCGGATGTTCCGAAGAACCTGCGCGATGCTGCTGGCGCAGACTTAAAACTCTGCAATCAGATACTTCAACAAATCGAGGACGCCAGACGGATGACGACCAACGGGAAAGTCAGGTCGTACATGGGGTCTGGAAAGTGATTACTCTCCCCCACACAACCGAGTTGCCCGCTGTTCCGAGTCTGGCAGCAGCATAAGCCGATACCGGGGCGTTCCGTCAAACTCTGACGACCGAACGATCACCGCGTCCATGTCCACTGACGCCGCGTAGATCTGGTGTAGCGGGTTCTTCACAGGGCGACCGTAGAACGGTTGGTCGTGGCTGATAACGACGCCTGGAAGCCCTACGCCGATCACGTCGTAGTACACCTGCGCTGCCGGGTACGGATGCTGGTCCGCGTCCGCTGGGTAGATCGCCGTGATGTACGCCTTCACAAACCAATCAGGCTGCTGCGCCGCAATGATCGAGGCCATGAGGCCCCATCCACCGGAGCGAAGGTCTCGGCGCGTCTGCTTGGCCGTCTCTGTGAGGCGACCGATGCTGTCCGGAGTGATCGGACTGGATGGACCGGGGGCGTGGAGTCTGTTTGAGTCCATGCGTTACCACAGGTTCGTGAACGTGTCGTCGTTGTAGATCTTGGTGTCAACCGGACCCGGAAGACGAGTTCCAGACGGGCTCAACAGGAACCACCTGTAGACGCCCGCGAACTGCGAGATGATGAGCGAGTGGGTGATTCTGAGCAATCCAGCCTCGTATCCAATCTCGTAGTCGTTGTATCGAGCGCCGCGAGCGTCAATGGTGTACCGATACTGCGTTCCCACCAATGGCGGGAGCGTGACCGAAGAACCATTGACGGCCTGATACGTTTGGAGTGAGATGATCTGGTTTAGAACCTGCGTCACACGAGACGGTGGCGGGAAATAGATCACCTGCGCGACTGTTCCGCCGACTTCCCGCTGAATGCCACGACCGTTTTCAATCTGATAGTTGTACGTCGGATCGGTCCCGAACCGAACGTCGTGAATCAGGTTCTGACTCGAAATCCTGCTGGCGAACCGCGTGTACGACGCACCGACGATCGGAAGCGGGTACGTGCTTGCCGCGCTGTCGTATTCGCATCGGACACGGGAATAACCGTCTGTCTGAGTGACAGCGCTATCGGTTCCGTGAGTGTACTCCGATGTCCTGTTGACACAGATCAGCGAAGGGAACCGATCATCAACCGGCCACGATGAATACTTCTTCGGGACACCGGAGGCATTAAGCGCAATGCCTTCTTTGTCGGTGTTGACGCGGAAGTACGCGACGCCCTTGAGACCCGCGATGCCATCCGAAATCACCGGGTTGTACGGTGGTTCCGTGAGGAGTGTTCCAACAGGAGGCATTAGTTGCTGTTCGTGTAGGTGTGGTGAGGAGCGGTACCGTTGACGATCCGCTCGCCGAACTGCTTGAGTTCGTTCGTGAGAGAGATGACGGAGTTGTTCATCTCGACGACGCCACGGTAAAACGTGTCCGCTTGTCCCGAGTAAGCGTCGTTCTTGGTGATTTCTTCGTCCTGCGCCCGGAAGTTCCTCGTGCTACCACCGAAGGCGTATCGAAGTCCAGCAGGGATTTCAGAGGCCAACCCGCGAGTCTCTGATCGGAGTGCTTCGGCGATGCGGAACTTTGCGGCACGATCAGATGAGAATGAAAGCTGCTGGGCCGTCACTTCGTCAATCTGTCCAGTCTCTTTGAGGGTCCGGATCTGCTCGCGCCGTTCTTGGAGTTCTCGCTTGGCTTGATGAAGTCCAGCCGCAACCGTCTTGCCTTGGAGACGCATTACCTCTTCGTCGATCGGTCCGTTGATCTGGCGAAGGACCGAGTTCATGTACCGGCGATGCGACGATACTTCCTGATCGGTGTACCGCTTGCGCTCTTGTTCAGACAGAAGGCTGTTTGCGACCGCACCAGGAAGTCGTCCAAACTCGTTTGCAACGTCGCGGACGCCGTAGCTGTCCAAGAGACGCCCAACGCCACTCCGTGAAACCTTGGAGCCCTGAACGCCAATCTGGTTCCGATATGCGGCGCTGCGGTTCACCTTGTCGTAGGCTTGCAGCTCTTGGCGTGCGAATGCCCACGCCTCACCGATACCCTGAATCGCCTGCTGCGCCACAAAGAACCCCAGCCCAGCCTTAAAACCGGCGCTCGCCTCTTTCAGTAGACCGCCGACGCCACCACGCTTTTCCAGCGACTTGGTAGCTTCCTCGCCACTCTTGACCAGCCTCTTCAGGCCAGCCTTGAACGGCGTGTCGTCGATGCCCGCCCTGAATAGAAGATCAGCCAATGTACCCAATCCCCTTCAGATACGAGTTCTTGAAGCGGACCAGACCCGTCCTCTTCGCAGCAGCGAATGCGTCCCTGACCGTGTGGTCGTACGACTCAACGATGCTCGCGTGCGGTTCGAGGTTGTGAATCTCGACGCCGTTGAAGCCTGGAACCTGCACCCGCTTCCCCTCGCCCCCGTACACCTTGTCGCGCACGGTCACGGTGATACCCGTTTTCGATGACCGATAGATAGCGATTGACTCAAGCCCGAACCCGAACCGCGCCGCGATGATCTGGGCCTTGCGGAGACGCTTCTCATACATGGCGAGCTTCTTCAGGGCTTCCGTGTACCCCTTGCCAGTCGATCGTCCCTTGGCAACGTAGCGGTACTGGATGATGTTCTTCCAGTATTTGACCGCCCGTTCAAAGCGGTCGATCTGAGCCGCCGTCTCCATATTCACCTTGTCGCGCCACTTCGACGGGTTCACGGCGGGGACGGGGAACGGACCCAACCCAGCCTGATTCGCAGCCATCGCGTACCCACGCTGCAAGCGGTGGGTGTCAACGGGAACCTCGCCGACGATCTGACGCATCACCGGGTTCATGAGTGATTCGACGCTGAGACCAGCCGCATCAGCGGACTTGGCGAGCATCGAATCCACCCGCTTCTTCAGGCCCGAGATGTCGAGCGCCATCGCCATGGGTCAGTACGTCGCAATCGACGGGTAGTCGCAGCGGAACACGGCCCGAATCGTGATCTTGTCCACGTCCTGACCGCCACCGTCAGCGATGTCCTCGAATCCTTCAGGGAGGTATCCAGCGGTCAGCGTGAACGTCTCGCCCGTGGAAGCGCCCAGATAGTCGGGCTGCTTGATCGTCATAGAGAAGCCCGTCTCTGTGCCGGTCGTTCCAGCCGGGACCAGCAACGCCCGCAATGCCTCAAAGGTAGACGTGCGGTAGAGCTGGAACTCCACTTCCTGATTCCTCTGGTCCCCGATGGTCGTGGACCCGTGGACGCCACGGTCGTAGTTGTCGATACGCTGGCGCTGCATGAGCTTGTAGCGGAGCGAACCGGGAACGAGGTTCAAGATCGGGTCGGTCCCGAGCAGGATGCTCACGCCGTTGGAAGAACGCTGCCATGCGCCGGAGTTGCGGTTTGCCATGTCTTATCCCTTCAGACCGTTCGGCACGCGATGCCGGAGATGGTGGAAGATCCAGCGACCAGGAGCGAGGCAATCCCCTCGCTACCCGTACTGATCGCGTAGTTCGTAGTGATTTCGTAGCCTTGGAAGTCCAGTTGATGCGTCGCGGGCGAATCCACGAAACGCTGGTAGCACAACAGACCCGACGCCGTGGTGAGAGCCCCACCGAGGATGTATGCGTTCGCCTGCAATGCCTCACCGGGGCACATCATTGAGATGAACACCGCGATGTTCGCCATGTCGGGTTGGCTGCTGTTGATGATCTTCGGTTGACCCGTCACTACAAGCCGATGCGAGAACCACGGCACATCCAACCCCGTAGGCTGGGGGCGTCCGTGCGGGACGTACACCGCGACCGATGACGAGATGCCACTGAACGCCGTCGTAATCAGACGGTCCAGCGTGCCAGCGTCAACCAGCATTAGCCCGGCTTCTCCTCAGACTTGCAGACGATGCGGTACATCTTCCGTTGAGCCTGTAGATTCACACCAGCCACCCGCCGTTGCACGCCGTTCGAGATGATGATGTCACCCTGCGCCGGAGTCCCAAGCGACGTTCCCTCAAAGGTCGCCGCGTCGATCAGGTAAACCACGTCGTCAACCATCATCTGAGCACCGTCCATCACGTTCGTTACGTTCCGCATGGTCTGGCTCTCGATCGCCGAGAGGCTATAGGTCGTGGTCGATGCGCCAGACTCCGTTCCCGTCGTGGTGGAGAACGTACCACCCGTGACGCGCCGGTACGTGATCGTCCGGCCAAACACGCCCACGTTGTCCGTGGACAGCAGTTGGAACTCGTCGTCAAAGGTCATTGGAGCGCTCGAACTTCTTCAATCTGCCGGATGTCCTCGTACGCCAGCAGCATCCGCAGTTCGTCGGGGTGCTTTCCCCAGACGTACTCGACCGGCCACCCAAACCGTTCGCATAGCCTCAGCTTCAGGTAGTCTCCCGAGACTCCGTACCGTTCTGGGAGCTTCCAAGCGTCCGGAGAAGATCCGCCAACACCTGCGGGGACAGGCCCGACAAGTTTTTTTTTGCCGCTTCGATGCGGTCCTTACCGTCCACGCTGGAAGTCGGATCGGAAAGCGTGCCCACCAGCACGTACACATCTCCGATTTCGTTGTCTGTGAACCGCTTCCGCATCTCCGGAACGATCGAATCAACGTACCCCTTCAAAGCCGATTCTGGCCCGCTCTCTGGGTACGCGATGCCATTCGGGGCGTCCAGACCAGCAGCCACAGCAACAATCGCCGTCTGCATCTTGGATACCCACTTCTCCATCGCCTTGTTGTACAACGGGGAGAAGTCGTCGGGGATCATCGCGGGTATTCCGCCGATGATCGGGTTCGCCACCATCTCCGGAGATGGCTTGAGGATGACCGCCCGCAGCGCGTCCATCTCCGCAGCCGTCAGCGACCGAACCTCCACGGGCCGGCCACCAAGGAACGTCGTCACCCGCGACGGAACACGATCAAAGCTCGAAAGACTCAGACCCATTGATTTCCCTTAGTTTCGACCGACAAGCGCCGCCAGTACGTTTGCCGAAGTCGCGGTCGTGACGATCGACTCAACCTCGATATGACCGACAAAGCCCATGAACGGGATGAACACCCACGCCTGCGTCGCGTCGTCCGCTGGGCTGAACGTAGAAGCCGTACCCAGCGAGTAGGCGGATTCGATGACCGAACCGATCCCCTTGGGGGTCGTGGTCGATGCGTCCGCCTGCGCGTACGTCGCGGAATCCGCAAGGTAGTTGCTTGCGGGGATAATCGTTCCATCACCGGTCAGGCTGCTCGAAAGAGTCCAGGTACCTGAACCGAGATGATGGCGGTAATATGCGGCGGGCGTCGATCGTCCGCTATTACCCTTGTAGATCCGACTGAGCGCCGTGACGCGGAACGTCCCGGCATTGTTGTTGGAACCGACGCCGTAGAAGGCGAGCCACATCCCGAAAGCGCCGTTGACTTCGATAGAGAATGTAGAGGATGAGGCCGTGACAATACCCGCCGTCAACGTGTAGGCAGAGGAGGTTGAGTTGGTCGCGTAGAGCGGGGTGATTCCGTTGTTGCTGAAAATCATTGAATCTCTCCGGGCCGATTATCGAAGAGGAGGTTGATCTTCTTCGATATGTTTGCTGGGTACTGCCACGCGCCACGCATCCCGCCGTAACCCTGTGAGTTGTATCCGAGCGAGGTGTGAACAGCGGTCGTGTACTTGTTCGTGAAGATGTTCCCGCCCGTCGTTGGCTTGCCTGCGACAAGCGGATCAACAGACGTGTCGGTGACAAACGCTGGTGTGGTCGTGGCGTCAGAGTGGGTGTCAATGACCGCCTGCCATTCGGCCAGCGTGTCGTAGGACGTATTTTCAGCCCAGTGACCTGCCGGGATGTTCGTGATCCAGTTCCCGTCGAAGACGTAGTTCCCGGTGTTCGCCACCCCACCATCGAAGTACGCGAAGTAGTTGCCAGCGAACGCCGTCTTGAAGTAGAAGATGCAACCCTTGGCCCGGTTCTGGAATCCAGCGGACCCGGCCACGTACAAGGCAGCGCTCCCGTACTGGAACATCGAGTGGTTTCGGAGCGTCGAGCTGGTCGCAACGTCGATCGTCGTGCAGTTGATCTGAGACAGGCACGAGCCGGTGTAAATCTTGTAGATGATCCGGTCGTCTGTTCCGCTGGGGATGTCCGTGTTCGTCACATGGACACACGCATCCATCAGGCACGTGAACCCGGCTCCGACCGCGAAGATAACCGCCGTCACGTCGAGTGACGCTTGGAGCGCACACGCCGTTGAGTCCGTAAATACTCGACGGAGCGCCACATTGCCTTGGATGTACGAAGTGGTTTTCTGCCCATAGACAATCACGTTCTTCACGCGGAACGGGAAGGCGTCGTACGAATCGACGTTCGAGATGGTCGAGTTCGTGTCCGCTGCGTTGAACGCTGACCCCTTGTTCTCGACGAACCGGATCACGCCGTTTGCAAACTCAACGTCGTCGATAGTCCCGCCCCCAACACCCTTCGTGTGGGCGTACAGCGCGTTCAGGCCAACCGTTGCGTCATGCGGAACGCCGTCCGGATCGAGCAGACCGTACGGGAAGACGTTGAATCCAGTAACCCGAGTACCAGTCACGTCCGAGGCGACTGTTGCGCCGCCGTTGTGCGTGACGATCGCGCTGTACCCGTTGTATGTCCCGCCGCCCCATACCTTGACGTTCGACCCACGGCAGTTGGTATTCGGGTCATTCGAGAAGACGATCCCGTGAACCTCGCAGTCCCAAAACTCGCAGTTCTCGACGATGACATCACCACCACCGATATACCCGTAGCTGGGGGGGACGCTGTTCGTGTTGTCAGCCCGCGTGCAGTAGTGACCGCCGATGATGCCGCTGATCCCGCGACACGTTGACGATGTTCGCTGATCGACACCGATCTGATAGGTGTCGCCAGTGACGTACCGAACCGCGTCCATGCCCGTGAGCGTGTTTGGCGTGACGCCACCCGTGAACAGAGAATCATCTCGGATGTACAGGACGCCAGATGCCTGATCGTAAAACACCCGCTTGTTGGCCGTGAGGCGACCGCCAGAGAGCGAACCCCACTTGTACCACCCATAGTGACGACCGTAGCTGTCAACGCGGCTCAGCCACTTGGCAACCACGTTCCCGTGGTCAATCGAAGTCAGTACACCGCCAGCATCAGGGTCGTACGTGCCGAGAACCTTGTTCGTTCCGATCGTCACCGACCACGTATCGACGTTCAGGCTCCACGTCAGCCCGGAGTCGTCGGTAGGTGCCACTGACCCGACCGTGTACGCCTGAGACTGGCCCAGCCATTGAACAATGCGGGCCACGCAGGTAAACGACCCGACCTGAATACCCGCGATATACACCGTGTCGCTCACGGTGGGAGTCACAGACCCGAGAAGACTGGAAAGGTTCTTCTTCGGTGTGAGCGGAGTAGTCCCGTTGTTGGCGTTCGCGCCGGGCGCAATGATGTAGCCGCCTGCGCCGTCGTCGATCGACGCGGACCCGTTGATGACGTAGTACGTTGCCATTGAATCGGTTTACTCAACCCAAACGGCGTCAATCTCGACACCAGCGGCGTTCAGCAGGCCAGAGACCGCCCAAAGTTCGACCTGTTCTTTCTTCCAGTTGGGGACCGCGTGCCCGATCGTGTAGCCGATCGTCACCCACTCGCCCGTGATGGGCAGGTTGTCCGTCCCATTCGGATACAGCGTGTAGTACGTGCCCTGCCGATCCGTGACGCCCAGCGTGACGTACATGTCGTCTACGCCACCAAGGGACGGGTCCTGCCGTGCATGGATCAGCACCTTGGCCCCGGCATCTGTGGAGACTGAGGGGAACCCCCAGTACACAAGCCGGTTCGTCTGAAAGTTCGGCCAGACGCCAGCGATCGTTGCGAGAGCGCCGGAGTTGTCGAGGTTCAGACCGTGCCCGACGCCGCGCCACGGTGACAGCCCGTCCCACTTCTGATCTACCCCAGTTGGGACGATCGAAGAACGCGGGCCGGATGCACACGCCACGCCAACCACAGCGAGGAATCCGATGATCGGGAGTTTCATTGAACGTCACCAACGAACGGGGTTTCAGACGCCACCCCGCACGCGATAGCGCGAAGGTCGTTGTCCGGGTATGTCTTCATGACCTTCACAAATACCACAGCCTTGTCGAACGCCGCCTGATCGCTCGTGTCTTTCGACTGAACGAGTTTGGCGCTCTGAACGAGTTCGATCAGAACGTCGCCCTTTGGCTTCGACCCGACACAGAGCTTCGCGCAGTCAACCGACCACTGAGTACACCTGGTAGCGCAGCAGTACACGCAATCTGTGATCGTCGGTCGCTGGCTGCATTCACCCAGATAGCAGTCTTTGCCATTGGCGTAACCCATGATGGAATCCGGAGTGAGCTTGTCGGTGTGGCAGAATGCGAGACCGACAGCAACGACCGTACACGAACCAAGTACCGGAATGGCGTATCCGCCTTTGCGTCGTTTCATTTCCGGCCCTCCTGATGCGCCAGGATCTGGCCGGTCTGGTGCTTGATCTGAACCACGTCCTGATGGATCGAGTGGAGCTTTTCAGATGAGTCTTCGCGGTCCTTGGAAGCCGCCACCATCTCGGTCGTGAACTTGTCGGTGGCCGAGTTGATCGAAGCAACCAGCTTGGCGAGGATTTCGAGGATGGATTTCCCAAACTCCCAGAGTTTGTTGAATACCACCACGATGAACACCGCAAGCACGCCGAGAGCGCCGTATTGGAGCCAAGGGTCAACCCCGGCAACTTCGGCGATGAATAGGAACAATTGCATTGACTGACTCCGTGAGTTGCTTCGCTCGCGGTATCGTGTGGTCGAGAGGTGTCCGGCCTTCGATCACGGATTCGGCTGCGGAGCGGGCGGGGTCAGTTCGACATTGAGCTGATCGCGGAACGCAAGCAGTTCATCCCGAACGCCGTTCAGATCAGCGGGATCGATGCGATTGCTGTTGTTGTGCAACAGAACGATGATCTGCTGAATGAGGGGGCGGACCGTTCCGAGGATTTCCGTGAGTTCTTGGACGCTTGCCATTGACTTCTTTTCCTTCCGCTTAAGTCTGAGGTGGAACAACAGGAGGAGGAGTGATTGGATCACTGACACTCCCGACAGAACGAGCAGCGCCCTCGTCAAATCCCTTGTTTTCGGCTGCGTGGGCGGCTGCGTTTGCTCGTGCGGCTGCGTAGGACCGTGCCCATCCAATGACGGGCAATCCAACGGCTGCGAGGGCTGCTCCGGCTCCGGGAAGGATGTAATCCCCAAGCTGGGACAATCCCTGATTGACAGACTCAGTGAGTCTTCCAGCACCGAATCCGATGACGATTTCACCAGTGGCGTCGTTTCGTCCTGCGGCACATCCCGTAATGAACCACAAGCACACAGCGAACCCAAGAACACAGAGAACAAACACATCATCAGGCAACCGACGCCACGCCCACTTAAAGGCACGTTTCGCATGGGTTCGCATGTCATATTCCTGAAAAAAGAGGGAGCACGGGCGGGTGTGCGGATCACCCGCCCGGCTCACCTACGCGGGAGGGGTTTAGGTCTTGGTGTTCTTGATGAGGTAGCCAACAGGCGTGCTCATCGTGATCGCCGCCTTGTGTTCGGTGCAGCGGATGTAGCTGCCCACCGGATCATTCACAAGCCACGAATCAATCGTGAGCGAGTTGTGACCAGCAAGGCGGAACGTACGGCCAAGCTGCGGCGAGGACAGGTCGCGGTCGCCCGAGATGCGGGTGAGCAGCGCGTAATCCTCGTCCCAAATCTTGGCGATGGTTTTCGACTGGCCCGGCTTGCCCGAGTTGTACACCGAGCCGAACCGGTTGGTGACGATGACCTTCTCGACGCCCAGAACGAACGCAAGGCGCTGTTCCTGAAGGATGGCCGGGACCATGCCAGTGTCCGGGGCTTCCGGAGCGCTGAAGTTCGCCGTCAGACGCTGAGCAATCTGCGTAACGGTCAGCATCTTGCGGAACGTGTACGCCGTCATGATGAGCGTGTTGGCCGTCACACCGAAGTTGTCTTCGATGGTCTGAAGGCCGGTCTGAACGTCCGTGATGGGCGTCGCAGCAGCGTTGTCCCACTGAGAACCACCAGAGAGCGTAACGCCGGTCGTGCCCGAGGCCGGGAACAGCGTTTCATTGATGAGCGCCGTCGCAACCACCTTCTCGTACCAGCGCTGGTTGATGAGGCGAACGCGGGTGGCCGCGATTTCCTCAGCGTTGAACCACGAGGAGTACAGTTCGGCCTGCTTCGCCGTGACCATCTCCTTGTTGCGGTACTCGGTCAGGTTGAACGTGCCGTTCGTGGGAGACCAGCCTGATTCGGGCGACTCAGACGTTGCGCCGACTTCGACGTTAATGAGGTCGAGCAGGGCTTCAGCCGGGATCACGCCGTAGGTACCGGTCACACGACCGACTTCAAACGGGGGCAGAATCTCTTCGGCCTTGAAGCCGACGTTCTGCGTGTTCATCAGCGTGTAGGCCCCATAAAGGTCCTCACGAGGGATTGTGGGGCTTGCGCCAGTGTTGATAGACATTGAAGAACCTCCGAAGCTCGCGGATTAGCCGCGAGTCGCTTGATGCGATTGGTGTTGAAGTTGAGTTAGAAGGACGCGCCGTTCTTGCGACGAACGATGAACATGTCCTGACGGCACGAGTTGGACGCTGAGAGAGCTGACCACGTAGCCGTCACGTCGATCGTATGAGCAGCCGTGGTATCAACCGTGGTCGAAGCCACGAACGATCCACCAGCCTTCTCAAGGACCGTGGTCGCTTCGGCAGGCGTACCAAGAGCCACAATACCACCAGCAACCAGCGTTCCGGATGCACCTGCGGTACGGACACACACTCGGCAGTCGATGACCCACACGTCGTTGTTGGCAACGTCAACCGCGCCAGAGGAAACCAGCACGGTGGAACCGATCTTCACCTTGATGGTCAGGGTGTCGGTCGAGTTCGTGGAAGTGGCGATGCCCTGCGTGAAGATTTCGATCACGTCGCCAGCCGTCAGGCTGTTTGCGGGAATCGAAAGTGTTTGGGAAAAGCTAGTTTCGGCGGTGGTGTTAGTCACAGCCGAGGACGCTGCCACCGTCGCATACTGAATGTCCTGCGACCCACCAGACGTGAGAACAATCACGTAATCGCCGTCAGCAGTGGTCGTGGTCAGAGCAACGCCTTCGCACACGCGACCGGTCGATGACACCTTGCCGGACGCGGCAGCGTACACCTTCTGGCCATTGGTGATAGCGCCGTTGGCAACCATCACCTGAGTACCCATCTGGTGGTTGAGCTGCAACGTGTTCTGGGAAGGCCCACCGGTCCACGCCGGAGTGCCCGTGGTCGCCACACCCACCGACTTCTTGTCAGCGTCGCAGATGGCCGCGTAGCCGTTGGAGTCGATGTAGCAGCGAAGGAACTGCGCGGTGGACGCCGCGAAGTAGATGGGGAGGAACGTCCCCTTAGCGCCGAGATAGAAGCCTGTCTGTGCCATTGGAAGTCTCTTTCAGAGAGGACAGAGGGAGACCGCGCGTAGCGGGTGCTCGCTTGCCCAGTGGTTGAGTTGGAAGAAGTCAGTTAGTTCGAGACGGGCATCCGCCGACCGCCCTTGCCGGGCACATCAGCCATGCCGATGTACTTCTCGCGCAGGTCGGGGCGATACTTGTTCGCCGCGATCGTCGCCTTGCCACGGTCAAGTTCGCCGCCGTCCGGTCCCTCGAAGTGAGCGATCAGCGACATGTAGTCGGTGAAATGTGCGTACTTCTGGGCGATGCCGGGGGCAGCGGTACGATTCGGAACCGGGTTCGCGCCGGTCGGGACAGACGCCACACGGGACGCCATCTCGACCTTCTCGTTCGCTTTCGCCACGGACGCGAGCAGGTGGGCGTTGTACGCCTTCTGTGCATCTGCAACGGTCATGGACTTCTCCATGATGTTGCAGATAAGCGCCTGCCGGTCTGGGGTGCCGGGGTCGATCATCGTGGACAGTTCTGCAAAGGACGCGGGCTGCGTGCCGAGTGCCGGATTCTTGTTGGTATCCGGCGCGGCGGGTGTAGAGGTGGACATTTGTTTGTCCTCCTTTTTAGTGTCCGGATCTTCCTCGTCTACGTCTGACGACTGGATCGCCGGATTAGTGACGCTCGTTTCTTCGTTGGGGTCCTTCTCGTCGTGTTCCTCGTTCTTCTTTTCGTCGTCATCGTCGAACCCGTCCTGTCGCGGGATCGTCCCGCTGGGCGGCGAGTTGACTTCAATCTTGGAACTGCGAAGACGGAACTTGTCGAGAAGTGACATGGAAAACCTCACAGTTGATCGTTCATCTGGGCGATCAGCTCGCCGAACCCCATCACGCCGTCCGCCAAGCCGAACTCGACAAGCTGCTTGCCGATCCACGTCTCGCCGGTGGCGAGCGAACGGACCTGTTCGGTGTTCATCCCGCGACCAGACGCGATGCAGCCGATCAGCCACTCCGCTTGGTCGTTGATTTCCTGCTGGAACTTCGCAAGGTGCGGTTCGGTGACGGGAACGCCCGGAAATCCCATGCCCTTGTATGGACCCGACGCCACCAGATGCACCTTGTCGCCGTTCTCGGATTCAGACTCGCTCGTGTCGCGAATCATGGCGCACACACCGATCGATCCCGCCGTCGTGCCAGCACCAAGATAGAACTCGTCGCACTGTGACGCCAGCAACATCGCGCCGGAGCAACACATATCGTGCCCATACGCGATAACCGGCTTGAACGACCCATTCGGGCCGACCATGTTCTTCGCGTCCTGGATCGCCTCTACCACGTCGTCACCGCCAGCGACAGTGCCGCCCGGCGAGTCGATGTCCAGCACGATGCCCTTGACCCGTGTATCCATCGCAGCCGCGTGAACCGCGTTGCGGATGTCCATCGGGGTCTGGCCCTGCGGCTGGCTCATGCCGTTGATCTGATTCGCGTATTTGCAGATGATACCATCGATCGGCACCACGCCGCATTTGCCAACAACGGTGTATCCGGAGTCTTGCGAGGGATCCCGACTCATACCACGCGGGTAAGACGCAGCAACCGACGCCCGTTCCGACATGACGACCTCGAAACGAGCATCGCGGGCCGATACCACGCCCTCGATAATCTCGGGGTCGATCCTGTTTCCTTCAGCGCGAGACGTAAGCACTTCCAACGCCTGTTCAGCGATGGGACGGTGCAGCATCCACTTCTGAGTGATCGCCCAAGCGAGGAAACGGCTATTCATTTGTGTTTGAAATGCCCTTCGGCATCCCTCTGCGGTGGAGTGGATTCGGTCTCGGATCCGTTGTTTGATTCTCCGCCACCGTCGCCGTTGGGGTTGTTCGCACCCGGATCCGCGATCGGAAGGATCCCCTTCGCCTCTCGGTCCTTCGCCTCGAACGCCAGCCGTTCGGTCACTTCCTCGTAGTCGCTGCCGTTCAGTTCGCCGATGATCTGGGCGAACGTCTTGAGCTTCTTCTCGTCGGCCAGCGCCGCCGCCTGGACCTCGTTCAGAACGTCAAGAACAGGCGGGGGCGGAGCGATCCACCGGTGGTCGTCCCATCCCTCCGGGGCGTATCCACGGTCAAAGCCTTCGATTTCCCCACGCCGAATCGCCATCGCAATCCGCCAGCGGAACACGCGGCTGAGGAAGTTGTCGATCAGGTACTGCTGACGCCGCTTCAGCATCTTGAACGCCGTCACGACCGCAGACCGGGCAGACGAGAAGTTCACCTTGCTGAAGTCAAGCAGGAACAGCACCAGCGGGAGGCCGGTATCCGCAGAAATGTCTGTGATTTCAGCCGTCCGAAGCGAGTCGTAGGGCGTGGACGGATGCTGGGGCGTGATCTGGTACACCCGCGTATTCGGGCGCGTGTACTTGATCGTCCCCGGCTGCATGTACTCATGCTGCTCGACGGTCCCGTCGTCGTATCCGACCGATTCGCCCGCAGCCAAGCCCTGTTCGAGCCCCGGCTGCTCGGTCGAGATGATTGCAGCATGGCACGCAGCCACGTAGTACGCCAGCCTCACAGCTTCGGCGGTTTCCGTCAGATGCTCAAACCGCTCAATCACAGCGGCCATCGACGGTTCACCGCGAAACTGGTTGAAGCGAGCCCGACCCGGATTCACCATCAGGATGAACGAGTCGGCGGGAACGTCGTAGGTCGTCCACTGTGCGTACTGACCAGCCCCGTAATCGGACCAGTCCGCAACGCAGTAGCTGACAGGGTGCTTGTTCTCGTCGAGACGCACCCCACCTTGTAGTTCGTTGGTGTCAAAGAGGCCCCACGGGTTCTTAATCCGCTCCGATTCGATCATCTGGATAGCGCCGGTATTCGTCAGGACCGCGCCCAAGTCTCCATCGATGTGCATTGCACGCTCGACTTCGTAGACCATGTGACCGAACGTCTTTGTGCCCGTAATGTCGCAACCGGCCCCATTCCGCGCCTCGTAGCCAGTCGTCTTGCACCAACGGATGAAGAACTTTTCGGCTGCTTTGTTCCACTTTGCATCCTTCGACCCGCATTGGAGCGTGAAACCGAACGCAGAGAGGTCGGAGCACCGGCTGATGAGCGCCCTCGCCAGCGGATTCGTGCGGTCCAGGTGCTGGCAGTCAAGCCGCATCTGCCGACGTACCGCCTCGGTCAAGAACGACTGTGCGGAACCGCCACGGCCACGCCCACCATCGGGCCGTGCGCGGGTCCATGTCGTGTCGTAGCCGCCACGGATCGACGAAGCACCAACACCGGCCCCGTCAGTCATCAGGGACGGCTCACGTCCGCCAGCGATGTACCCACCGCGCGGACGGGACACAGCCTTGTCCAGAGCCTTCGATTGGAGACGAATCGTCTTCCGCTTGAGCTTAGCAAGGTCGCGTTCAGCCTTCGCTGATTCGACCGCCGCAGCCGTGCGGATGGAATCGACCGTGTTTTTCGTCTTCGTCGCCATTCTTACGAGCTACCGCCCCGCGCAGACCGGATCTTGACGAAGGAACGACCACCGTTGGTGCTCCCGTTCGTGTCCGGCATCTGCTCAAGCTCTTTTCGACGTTCGGTGAGCCTGTTCAGCTTGCTTTCGAGCACCGCAGCGTCACGGGACTTGCCGTCAGCGCCGACAGTGGCTGTGATCGCGTCCTCAACCTCCGCGATGTGCAGACGGAGATACTGCAAACGCAGCGTGTTTGTCGATTGCGACTCGAAGTCGCTGTAGGACCAGTTGGAGGGCATGATTTAGACCGAAGCCGTCAGAGCAATCGCTTCTTCCGCCTCTTTGCACCTACGCCGCGATATGTCTGCGTAACCGGGGTCGATTTCACACCCCACAAAGTTGCGCCCCGTCTGGATGCACGCGACACCGGTTGTTCCGGAGCCGCAGAATGGGTCGAGGACGGTGGAGCCTGGTGCCGAGTAGTCTCGGACCAACGATTCCATCAACTCAACCGGTTTTTCGTTCGGATGCAGCAACTGCTCGCCACCAAGGCGCTGAGAACGCACAATCGACTTGGGGCGTTGGCCGTGAAATCAGAATCGCCCCTTCGTTGCAAACCAAATAACGTCGTGTTGCGGTCCGGGCGTTCCTGTCAGATCGCCCATCCCGTGTACAACGCGGTCCCAGATGATCTGGGCGCGAACAGAAAACCCAGCCCATGTAATTGCGAGACGGAACGCCTCCTGAACATCCCATCGGCAGAAACAGAGCAACCCGCCACCATCTTCGAGAAGTCGGTAGGCGTCGTACAGCCACCACACATACGGCTGCCCGTCGTTTGCGATCTTCGGTTTCCACTTGCTCCTATCAGTCCGCCTGGCGGACTGATAGGAGATCCCATAGGGCGGATCGGTAGCTATGAGACCAATCGAGCACCGCGGTCGTCCCACCACCGCTGCTTGTGCATCCGACTGTGACAGGACATGCACCAAACTTCCAGATTTTCTAGGCGATTGTCGTAGTGGTCGCCGTTCTTGTGGTGAATGCAGAGTTTCTTTGTGGCTCCGCACTTGACGCAAGTCTTCTTCGGCACACGCGAGCGATAGATCGTCGTCGCTTTGCCGTGGATGTACCGTCCGTTGTCCTTTCCGATCCGCGCTCGCGGCTTCGGCGCAATCCCCATCCGAGACATCGCCTTCTGCATACCCGCCAGTGACATCTTGTACTTGTCGGCAAGGCGCTGCTGAGACCAACCCGCCTCGTACAGCGCTACAACTTCGGCTTTGCGAGTCGTCCATGCAGACTTCGCTTCCGCCGAACGACGCCTGTTTCCCGCTTGTTGCTTGTTCATGGTCGGACATTATAGCGTCCGTCACCACCGCGTCCACGCTCCCCGTCGGCAGCGTCTTCAGGTACTCCAAGCAGTCGGTGGTGTGGACTACCCAACTCACTTATTCAGCCCCAACTTCGCCTCAAGAACCCGCTTACGCTTGTTCAGTTCGTTCAGTCGCGGAATCACGATCTTGTTGCCGTGCTCGTCCGCGTGCTGCTTGCGGGAAATCGCCGCGTCAATCTCGCCCTGAATGCCCTGCGCCTCGATCCGAAGCAACCGCTGGTCGTCAAGCAGACGTGCAATCACCTTCGCCTCCTGCTCAGACTCGGCAAGGGGATTCCCGATCTTCTTGATTTCGTCGTTGACGCGGGTCAGTTCGGTTCGGTCGTCCGAAGTTCCATGTGGAACCTCGATCGACTCCGTAAGTTCGCCCGCATCCCACGCCACAGACTCGTTCGGCTCCCCAGTATCGAGAGGAACATCATTCCGCGCTGTTCTCATACCTATATACCACTTCGTCCCAAAACTGGGACAGCGCTACCGCTTGAGATGACGCATGAAGCTAGGTTCGGCCATCCGACCGCGTTCTTTTGACCGATTTACAGCCGCCGAAGCGGGTTCGGGGACCACAATTGGGGCCGTTTCCAATGTCGAAACCGGCTGTTTCATGGTCACGCCGAACGCCCGCGTGAGCTGAGCGCCCCACATTGACCGCATGGCCAGCACCGCCGCCCCGTAGCACTCGGTATCGAAGAGGTGGTTTTGGCGTCCACCGCCTGCCCGCAGACGCCATTCCTTGCGTTTCCGGCCCTCTTTTTGGACCTCTACAAGCTCCTCTGAGGTGATCTGCTTGAAATACCGCTCCATTGAGAACGCCGACGTGAGATGTTCCTCGCGTCCGGGCTCGTATGTGGCCTCCGGAAACCGCCATTTGCAGTTTCCCATGTGGCCCTTGATGTCCTCGGCATCGTCCCCCGCCAGATCGTCGATATCCCCGTCAAGTTCAGCCTCTACCGTCGCCTTCTTGTTGACACGTGTCAACACCCACTTCTTCCAGTGCATGGTGTTCACGTTCACGAGCACGAGAGGCGAACCACCGGGGATCGCACGGCCACCGGGCAGCGTTTGCAGGTCCGTTCGCCAAAAGCTCCGCGTGATCTGGTTCCCCGTGCCCGGCTGGCCCTTGATCGCGTACACGTTCTTCCCGGCCCCACCATGCCGCAGCACCCACGAGTAAACGTCGATGTCCTCGTTCGTGTTGCCCGAGTCGATGACCGTCAGGCATGACCGCATCGTCGCCGTCACGCCCTCGGCCTTCTCCGGTGCTTCCCCGTTGTGGTCGCACCAGTTGGGAGCCAGCGGGAACTTCCAGCCAACGCACTTGTCGAGCGCCCGCAGATCCCCCTTCTCCATCTGGATTCGTTCGGTCCAGATCAGCCACGATTCAGCCCCGCCACGCCCCCAGCCTCGCACCCGAACCCACGCCTCCCGATGCTGTACGTCGATCGCGGTCTCAAGGTACAGCACACCGGGCGGGACCGTGCCCAGCTTGTACCCACCCAGTTCGATCGGCGTACACAGCTTGCGGAGTTCGGACTCCTGCGCCCGTTCGCCCTTGATCGACCACGCCCGTCCCCTCTGGCGGTTCGTCCACGACTTGGTGGCCTCGCACCCGTTCCGGACGAACACCGCAGCCACGTTCCCGTAGCAGTTCAGCGCGTGCGGGTCAGAAAACTCTCCGATCCGGAAGCCCACATGCTGGGCGTGTGTGCATTCCGCGATGCGTTCAGGGGAAGGAAGCGGGTTGTCTTTGATGGGCTTGTGCTCGTCCCAATCCGGAGCCCAAATCCCGCTCAGCATCATCTTCTTGTTGAGGTGCCCTTCAACCTTCCCGTCACAGGCTGGACACCGAAGCCACGCGGTCGTTTTGACGTGTTCCCAGTTGGCTTTCCGCCCGCCCTCCCAGTGAACCATGTCGAAGTTGCGGACGAAGTAGACGCCGCACAAGGGGCACGGTACCCAGAAATACAGCCCACCACCCTGCGCCCGCATGAGCTGGGCGTCGATGCCCTCTCCCTCGTTCCCCGGTGAACCAAGATCAATCAGCTTGCTCGTGGTCGGGTACGCCGATGTACGGGCCTCCATGACATCCGGGGTGTCCAGCGCGCACCGGTCGAGTTCGTCGTTGGCGATGTATTTCGCGGACCAGGATTCCAGATTCTGTTCAGCCTGCCCGTGTGCGGGAGCGCCCCTGAACCTGATCGTCATGTGCGTGAGGATCAGTTCCCCCTCGGTCTCGTCATGCTTTTTCCCGCTCAGATACTGGGCGACCTTCGGGCACGCCTTGATCGTCGGGAGCAACCGTTCTTTCCCAAACTCCTTTGCGTTCTCGGCGTTCGCCCACACCCAGTACATGTCACCGGGGGCGCAGTCGATCGCCCACAGGATCATGTTGATGACCGCTTCGGTTCCGCCGCACTGAGTCGGCTTGATGATGCTCAGATGCCGGACCACGGGGTCGGAGAACGCATCCATCACGCCGCGCAGGTGTGGCGAGTAATCCGTATCCCATCGACCCTTGCGCGCCGCGTTCTTGTCGGCAAGGATGCGGTACTTGTCGGCCCACTGAGAGACGGTCAGCCGTTCCGGCGCTGCGATGTGCTGCGACAGGACACGCCGAAGGATCTGGTTGGCCGCGTGCGGGTCGAGTTTCAAGGATCGTTTTCCTCGACAACCCCCATCCGCGCCATCTCTTCTCGTGCCCCGTCCAGTTCCTTCCGGATGATCTTCTCGACCTCGATACGGCGTTCGGCGTCGCTGATCCCCAGTGTCCCCAGTAGGTCGGTAGCCAGACGCCCACACGCCTCGTCCAGCCGACTTCCCAATAGCCGAACCGCCTGCGTCCAGACCCGTTCAACGTCAACCCTGAGAACCAGAGCCCCGGTCGTCTGCTGAACCTTCATCTCCGCGACTTCGGCATCCGCCAGCATCTTGCGGATCTTTGCCGCGTTGTACGTGCCCTTTTCCTCGTCCCCGCCATCCTCTTCCTTCGACTCCTGATACGACTTGCTGCGGTAGTCGCCACCCTTGCCCAGACGCCACTTACCGAGACCTTCTCGCTTCTGCCACTCAAGGCATTCAACGGGGTCGTATCGCTTGCGTCCGCTCTCTGTCACGTCCGCGACGGGCATACCGCGCGCAACGTAATCCGGGATGGTCTGGACGCCCACGCCCAGCCTTGCAGCGAGTTCGGTGGCTGTGATGTGTTCAACCGGCATCCGCAGCCTCCAAAGCCACCCGAAGCAGGTCTGGGTTCTGTGTTTCGCACGCCCGCACAAAGTCGTTCACAAGCCGGTGTACGCTCGACTTGCTCATCCCCGTGTCCTGCGCCGCGTCCCGCGCAGAACGCCCCTCAATCACCACAATCTCAAGCACCCGCAATCGCTGCTTCGTGTCCGCGTCCACGTAGGCCGCAAACAGCAGCCGCATCACGTCCCGCAGGTCCTGGCGTTCGGTGTGGGTCAACCCTTCACCACCCGGTCATACTCGGCCTTACTGATCTGACCCCTCCGCAAGTACCCCCGCATCTCCGTCCGCAGCCCAGACACCTCGTACGCCTCGTGGTTGCGGTTTACGATGTCCTTGAGTTCCACCCCAATCCGCACACCCCGCGCAGCCTCGTACGTCGCCTCCGCAATCGTCCGCTGCTTCTGAGGCAACCCCAGCCGAACCAGCCGCTGGACCCGTTCGTGGTGTTCGTCGTACGCCGAGTCAAACGCCACGCCCCTCGACGTAAGCTGGCTCACCGGATACCGCCGCGCACGCGAGTTCTCCACCCGATGCGCTGGCAGCAACAAAGACTCACCTGTTCGTCCAGTATCCGCAAAGGTCGCATGTGCCCGATCAGACTCATCACGCGAAGGAACACACTCCACCCGGCTGTTCGTGGCGTTCGCAGCCGTCAGGTACACGCGAGAGTTCGCGCACGTCTGCTTCACCCTCGGTTTCGGTGTCCGGTCAGGATCAGCCGTCGCGCGCGTCATGATCGACCGCACCGCCTGCATTGCGCGCTTCTGATTCGCCGTGAGCTTCCCGCGCGCAGCAATCTTCGCTTGTGTCATCGTTTTCCCTCCGCTGACGCAGAAGTATACCACAACAGGTAGTAGGCACACAACACGTAGTGGTCAGATTTTCCAGCAACCCACTACAGCTTGTGGATAACTATTTCCCTAACAGGAAAATGGTGAGAAAATGGGACATGTTCCAAGC